ATTAGGTTATATGAAACTTCTAAAACAAATAATGAGTCCGAGGTGAAAAAAGCAATCGCAAGTTTGCCAATACCACCAATACCTACTCGCACACTCAATAGAGAAGTCATTAACCGAGTGCAAATTCCTAATGATGTATTAACTGAGTTAAAAGAACTTTACTCAAAAGCAAAGTTAGTTAGAGGCAAGGGAAAGAAGTATCGTCAAGAAGCCGAGGACTTTACACAACTTGCTTATGCACAGGTTGAGAGGGGCGTTAGTGTCTATGCCGTAGCAAAGGCGTTAGGCATTACTACTAGCGCACTTCAATTCAGGTTTGCTCGCTACGGGTACAAAACTGGTGGCGGTAAATCAAGCGTGTATCGCCCACTAACTCACCGACTACAAGCAGAAGGAGAAGCAAATGCCGAATTGGTGCAGTAACGAATTAACTATTGTTGGTAAGCCAAAGATGTTAAACAAACTTCTAAAGCAAATTGCCACAACTCAAAGTGAGGGTGATGAAGCACTCTTTGACTTTGAGAAGGTAGTTCCAATGCCTACTGGTGCTGAGTGGTACGAGTGGCGTATTGAAAATTGGGGAACAAAGTGGAACGCTAGTGATGTGATGTTCTTAAATGACGGCGAGTGGTCAGAGAAGTATGACGATACTTGTTGGGAAGGCGGTGACTTAGTTATCAACTTCCAAACAGCGTGGTCACCACCAGTACCAGTTCTAAGTCAGTTGTCTAAAGACAATCCAAAAGTAACTATCACTCACAAATTCACCGAGGAAGGTATGGCGTTCTACGGAACTTATATCTATCGCAAAGGTATTCCCGAAGTTGTATTGCAAGGTTCTTTTGAGAAAGGAACGCCTTGCGAAATCTATCGGGAGTATTACGGTGACAATTACCACCACTCATGCGACCAATGCCATGAGCAGTTTGAGTGTGACGGTGAGCCACAAGACCTATGCGTTGAGTGTGAAACAGAACTACTAACAATAGATAAAGAACTATGGGAAGGAGAAGCAGATGAGGTTCAATCTATCGCTAAAGAAACACCCGACAGCAAAGAGTTGTTATCTAACGCATGACGATAAATACCTCATAGGTAAAGACGAATTTCATAATTGGTTTTGGAGTGTTCTTAATGAGCAAACAAAAGAGTATGAAGTGAAGTCAAAGAAGCATAGAACAATGAACTCATGCAAGCATGAAGTACGAAACGATATACAAGACAACAAAAATGAACAACAACTATGGGAAGGATAGACAATGCGGTGCGAGGAAAAAAAGGCTTTCAACTCACAGACGAGTGCAGAGAGAGCCTTAAATAAAATATGGAAAACAAATTGGCTATCGTCACGCAAGAAGCCATGTTCAAGTTACAAATGCCCGATATGTAGTAAGTACCACCTAACAAGCCAAGCCCAAAACAAAAGGAGAAATACAAATGCAACTACTACTAACTGATGTAATAGCAATACTCATAGCACTACTTGGTGCTAGTTTTGTAATCATACTAAGTATTGTAAAGTATGGTCAATTAGTAAGACAGAACAACGACCTACGCAAAGTCATAAAGATTTTGCAAATGCAAAAGAAAGAGGGAAACAAATGAACTGCAAAGTATGCGACTCAAAAGAAGTTGTATGGTCAGGAACAGACGCTTTTGTGTTGGGAGTACCAACAGAGAAGGTTTGCTATCTATGCGCTAACACTTATGCCTTAGTTAAAGAAGTTATAGATAAGGAGAAAGAGTAATGGAAGTATTAAAAAGAAAACTACTTGAAAGAGTAGAACACCACCAAAAAATGGAACGCATGGGGAGAGTGTTCAAGCAGGGAACAATTAGTTACCACAAAGCAAAGTCAGAGGCGTTCCAAGAAGCACTTGCAATCATAGAGAAGGGAAGTTAAATGGGATATGTAACTGCACGAAAACTAACTGCTAGTGATGAACTATGGTTATGCGATAGTTGTAACCAAGAAGGAGTTAGAGCAAATGGCAGAGATATACAGGACAATAAAGAAGTTGTTATGTGGTTCTGCTTTAATTGCGTAGAGAAGCAAGTCAATGGCTAAAGAACTTAGCCCTTGCGGTACTCGCGCCTCTTATAGACGGCACAAGTCAATAGGAGAAACGCCTTGCCAACCATGCGTTGAAGCCTCGCGAGAATACGCTCGCAAGAAAACAGCGCAGTACCGTTCAGAAAACCCTGAGTGGTATCGCCGTATCAACCGAGAGAGTGTCAGAAAAAGAACTCTCGCTGGTAAAACACCAACTAAAGAACAAAGAAATGAGCGTTATGCTAACCGCCCCGACTTACAAGATAAGGCTCGCAAAAGAAGTCAGGAGTGGAAAGATAAACACCCACGCAAGAAAAAAGTTGGTGACCACTTTAACTATCTCCACAACAAGGAGAAGTACGCTAATCATGACCGAGCAAGGCGAGCAAGAAAATACGGAGTCGGTCACCACGCATATAACCTGCAACAAGTTATTGACCATTACGGCGTAGCGTGTTGGGTTTGCGGTACTGATATTGACCTATCACTACCTCGCACAGGGCATAAAACAATGGGCTTGCACTTAGACCACCTAATTCCTTTAATCAAAGGTGGTCACGATAAGTTAGGCAACATTAGACCTGCTCATGGAGTATGCAACCTAAAGAAGGGTGACTCATTATTGCGAGTTAATCTTCTCGCCAAGTAAGTTAAGAACTAAAGAAGTTTGACAGACTTCTTTAGACCAACAGTTAGCACTCTAGGGGGTGGATTGCCAAGCCGAAAGGCAAAGCAATTCACCCCCTTTTTTTGTTCTATTTTGACCCCCAGTACCGAGTCTGATAGTGTGACCCACATCACATTACTGGGGGGTAACTAATGGCTTATGTCATTGAACGCAACAAAAGATATACCGCCTACTACCGCATAGACGGCAAAGCAAAGTCAGTAGGCACTTTCAACTCTAGGGCTAAGGCACTTCAATCGGCGTTACTAGCCGAAGCAGGAGAGTTCCAAACTTTGCCCGAATTCCAACAAACCTTTAACACTTACCTTGAACAACTTACGAAGCGAAATGACCTACGGGTTATCACACGCAAGACATATATCACCCTGCTAAAGAAGTATGCCCAACCCTCTTTAGGTACTAGGCGCATATCGTCAATACAAAAGAAAGACATAAAGACCCTGCTGGAAACCCTGCAATCACAAGGGGTTAGCCAAAGCACTATCTCCCACCTCAAAACGGCACTAGGTTATCTATTCAGACTAGCCGTTGATGATGAGGTAATCCCAACCAACCCAACCCACCGTATCAAAGTCCAAGTACCCAAGCCCGACCCAACCTACACGCTAGAGCCTAAAGACTTTCACAAGGTTCTAAAGAAGTTACCCACAGACGGGGCAGTTCTTTTTGCCAGATTTCTCATTGGTTCTGGCTGCCGTTTTGGAGAAGCAACAGAACTCAGGGTTAAAGACTTTAACTTTGCCTCAAAAGAAGTCTATATTCGTAGAACTGTAAGTGATATAGGGTACAGATGGAGTTCCGAGGGGAGAAGGTTCATGGTCGTAGACGCCACAAAGAACGGCAATAAGCGCACCGTAGTCCTAAGCGAGGGCCTCATAGCAGAGGTAAAAGCATTTGTCAAAGCCAAAGCATTAGTAAAAGATAGCCTTGTCTTTTCAAAGAGCCTTGTAGAGAAGTCATGTAAACTAAGAAGCCCTAGCGAAAGCAAGGGTACAACTAAATACCAAGTTGAAAGCAGAACATTTCAACATGGAACACCTTACTCCTACAACGTGGGGGGCTGTAGGTGCGGTCAATGCAAGCAAGCGGTCAAGGAATACCGCAATCACTATAGGAAGGACAAAGCGAAGGCAGAAGTAGAAAGCCATAGCAGAAGCGATAGCAGAAGCAATAGCAAAAGCAATAGCAAAAGCGAAGGTCATCTACCCCGTGACAAGTGGCGAGCCATTTGGAACGAAGCCATAGAACAGTCAGGAATTGGTTGGTATCCCACCACTCACGACCTTAGACACGCAAATGCTACCCAGTTGTTAAAGAACGGGGTGGATGTGCATGAGGTCAAAGAGAGGCTAGGTCACCAGTCAATTACAACCACGGAGAGGTATCTGCACCGTATCCGTCACCAGCAGTCAAAGGCAGCCGAGGTTGTCAATGATTATTTGGAGTGATTATGAACCTAACAACAAAACTAAGAGTGGCTATTGGAACTATTTCACTAGCCCCTCTTGTAGCAGGGATTATGGTAGGCGTAGCAACGCCAGCCGTAGCCCCAACAAAAGCAGAAGCAATAACTGTTAAACAAACATTGCAGGTTCGCACACTTGCCAAGTATGCGAACGCCGATAGCCTCAACGACAAACAGTTGATTGAACTGCTCAGTGCAGTCGGTTTCAAAGGTCAAGACCTTAAAGAAGCATGGGCTATCGCTAAGAAAGAATCACATGGTAATCCGCTATCGCACAACGGTAATCGTAAGACTGGGGATAACTCCTACGGTCTATTCCAAGTAAATATGCTTGGTTCATTGGGGTCAGATAGACGAGATAAGTTCAATTTGGTTTCAAATGCCGAACTGTTCAACCCTGTGGTCAATGCCAAAATTGCTTATCACATGAGCAAGGGTGGTAAAGACTGGAGCGCATGGAAGGGAGTGCATACTGATGTTGTAAAACGTTGGTTAGCAAAGTTCCCTTCTCAGCACAAGTCGTAACCAAAGCAAGAAGCCATAGCAAAAGCAGGCGCATAAAGAAAGCCCCTAGCCATTACGGTTAGGGGCTTTCTTCTTTAACAATTACTGATTGTCTTTAATCAACTTAACTTCACAAGCGTCCGTGGTGCAGTAAGCCTCACCAATAGCGTCACTTGCCATACCAGCGTAGACACCTGACAAATCAATCGGGAACAAAGACATAGTTGCTGCTTCATATTCTTCTTGAGTAATCTGTGTATATGGCATTTGTGGATAAGTCATGTTGCCCATAGGCAAGAAACTAATCGTCTTTAACTGACCGTCGTGCATGTGCAAGATAGAAGGGATTGCTTCTGCTTCCTTCTCAGGGTCAAAGGTAACTGTTACTGATACGGAGTTATCCGACCAGTATCGCTGCACAACCACTGCTAAAGAAACTTTCTCGTGAACTGAGACTTCTTTTTCCGCTCTCTTAGCATTAGTTTGGATTGGAAAGAATACTACTGAAGTTGTTTCTGGAGATTCAGAGGCTGGTTCTACTCTGTAGTTTGCCATCTTAAAGAGCGGAAGCATTGGGTCACTGTTTGCAAAGCGAATTGCTCTGTTAAAGAACTTACCGCCTGATGCCCAGTGAACTCCAGGAGATTCTCCCGCTAAGATTGAAACTGTTCCTGATGGTTTGACCGTAGTCATCTTTATGGACTGACGGATGCCAAGCCACTCTGAGTAAGACTCGTCATACTTCTTTACAACGTCATAGCCGCTGTTAAGCCAATCACGAAGCACAGTCCAACCATTGTTATCTGCAAAGTTCGCAATGCCAGAGATTGAAGTTCCAATACGGCGGTTGCGTTGCATGATTGCATTGGTTTCTTCCCAGTGAGTAGGCAAGAGAGTTACAGTCTTGGCATAAAGATAAGCAAACTTTAATGTTCTTTTAAAGTCATCAAGGTCTGTGTGGCGATTCAAATAGGTTTCAACAAGTGTGCAACACTCATAAGACTCAAGTGACTGTTCTGCACAAGGGTTGTAGCCAGCAATTCGCCAATCTTTGTTGTTAGGTGGGTCA